TTGGTGCTAAAATAGTAGCAGGAGCAGGTGCAGTAGGTTTAGGTATTGCAGAACTTACAAATAAAACTGTAAGTAATATGTTTAAGAAAAAACAACAAAAAGGAGGGATTATTAAAACTAAAAAATAAAACTCTTATTTAAGCTATAATAATCCAGGTACTTTCTATGCCTGGATTTTTTCATTTAAATATATTCTGTTTAAACTTTTATTGTATATTTGTCTAAACTTTAAATATATAATAATGGAAAACCAACAAAATGAAGAGCAATTATCTGCGGAAGAGTTAACTGCTAGAAAGGAAGAACTCCTAAAATTTTACACAGATTCAATGCCTTACATCATAGCTCAACATGACTATGAAAAGAAATTGATGGAGCTTGATGAAGTAAGATTTAAAAGAACTCAAATTCAAATTCAGATGGCTATGATGATGAATCCTGAAATAGCTGAACAAGCTGAATCAGAATTTCCTGAAGACGGGTCTTCAGAAAACCAATCACCAAAAGAAAGAAAGCTTAAAAAACAGTAATCATGGCACTTGTAAATCAAGTACAGAAGAAGGTTAAACTGTCAAAATGGGATGTAGTTAAGTTTCAGATTTTAACTCACTGTTATATCAATAAGATTACAATGAGTGAATCTGATCTTAACTGTCTTACTTTACTTAGTTTTAATGAGCCTATAGAGCTTACTAATTTTTGTTTAGATGCTTCTGCAGAAGAAGATTGGATTTTTAAATCTCCACAAACTGTAAGAAATTCAGTAAATAAAGCTGAGAAAAACAAATTAGTAATTAAAGATTCTAGTAATAAAAAGCTTATTAAAATAAATCCTAGTTTGCTGATACAAACTATGGGCACAATTTTACTTGACTATAAATTCTTAGGACATGATACCGAAGAAAGCAAGTAAGCTATATGTTCAGATATCAGAAGAACTAGGTGTAAATGCAACTCTGGTAGAAGATTTAGTAGAGTGTTTTTATAAAGAATTAAGACAAAATCTAAGTAATTTAAAACATCCCAGGCTAAATGTAGAAGGCCTGGGACATTTTGCTGTTAAACCTGGAACTGTACGCAAAGCAATTCCTAGATATACTAAGAGTTTAGAAGATCATGACACTTCAACATATGGAGCTTATTATAATAAGAAGATGGTGGAAAGTAAACTTGAGGCTCTTATAGATATTGAAAAAAAGATTTCTCTACAGGAGGAGAAGAAAGACAACTTTAAACAAAAGAAAAATGAAAACCAGTCTAAAGGAAATTTGGAAGAACCGGAAACAGATTGTTGAAGGTATAACAAACTCTGTAATTAGAGATGAGTTTGTTGAAGAGGTATCAAAATTAAGAATAGAGATTTGTAATGCATGTCCTAATAAGGATACTGTAGGAAAGGAATGTGTAATACCAGGATCTCAACCCTGTTGTGCTATATGTGGTTGCTCACTGAAGTTTAAAACTAGAGCTCTTTCTACAGCATGCCCTGAGAAGAAATGGGGATCCATAGTCTCAGAAAAGAAAGAAGATTCATTAGATAACCTTAAAGATTAATATTATGTATGAAAATTTAATTAATTATGATCCTCTAAAAGATGCAACTGTTGGGACTACAAGTACAGGTGGTGGTGTATGGGGCCAAATAAATAGTACAATGCCTTATGATCCAATACCTTCTATATCACCTACATTATTAGAAGTTGTAAATAGATTAAATAAGTTAGAACTTGATAATAAATGTTTAAGATTAAAAGTACTAGGCTTGGAAGGTAAGTTTACAAAAGAAGAAGTAAGTAATATTAGAAAGATGCTGATGGCGGAAGATGAATCATCAAGAACATTAGCAGAATCAATAATTGAAAATTCATAATTATGATTGTATTTAATGCAGATGACCACAGCTATAAAAGCTTGGATGAAGACAATATCCAATGGATAAGTGTAACCACTCTTGTGTCTCACTTTAAAAAACCATTTGATGCTAAGAAGATAGCTGAAAAAGTTAGCAAAAGTAAAAAGTCTAAGTGGGCAGGTATGGATCCAGTATTAATACAACAAATATGGACTAATGAAGCTGACAGATCTACTACTCTTGGTACATGGTATCATAATCAAAGAGAGTCTGATATCTGTGCTTTATCTTCAATGGAAAGAGAAGGAGTTACTATACCTGTAGTTAAACCTACTGAGGTTAAAGAAGGTGTTAAATTATCAGCATCTCAAAAATTAGATCCAGGTATTTACCCAGAACATATGGTGTACTTACGCTCAGTTGGCATCTGCGGCCAATCAGATTTAGTTGAAATAGTTAATGGTAAAGTAAACATCATTGACTATAAAACAAACAAAGAAATTAAAATGGAGTCCTATGTAGATTGGGAGGGCAAATCAGAAAAACTACTTCCTCCTGTAGATAATTTAGATGACTGTCATTTCTATCACTATGCACTACAGTTGAGTATTTATATGTATATTATACTGAAGCATAACCCAAAGTTAAAACCAGGAAAGATCTTTATTCATCACGTAAGCTTTGAAATAGAAGCAGAAAATGATTGGGGATACCCAGTAACTAAGAGAGATGCTAATGGAGAACCTGTATTAAAAGAGGTAAAGCCAATTGCATTACCCTATTTATTTGAGGAGGTGCAATCAATAATGCACTATCTTCATGACAATAAAATTAAAATTAAAAAGAAATGAGTTTCACTAAACTATTTGATGTACAGAATGGAGTAGTTATTCCTACTGAACATTGCTATACATTAAAGGCTCTTAAAGATGTAATGGATGAATACCCTGAAGATTATCTTAAAATATACATGTATTTGTTTTATATGTGCTGTCCTAATCCCGATCTTAATCCTTTTTTCTTTACTCCGGACATTGATAAAGAATCACTTATCATCAACCAAGTAAATGGAGATTTTTCTACAGAAGATGATACAATATTTGTAGCCCTACAGTTTTGTGAAAGAATGTATGAAACACCTACATCCAGAGCATATAAAGGTATTGCATCTATGTTAGATAGATTGGCTAGATATATGGAGACAAGTACCATCACGACAGGTAGAGATGGTAATTTTAATTCTCTAATTGCTGCAGCTAAAAATTATGATGCCATAAGACAATCATTTAAAGGTGCTTATAAAGATCTTCAAGAAGAACAGTCTAGCAAGGTTAGAGGTGGTATTGGCATGGCATATGATCAATAAGAATAGTTATGAGTGATATTTACCAAGATATACCAACATATGATAATGGAACATGGACAACCACAAGTTTTGAATCCAGAAAGGACTTCGCTGACTTCATCTTTGATTTATTCAAAGAACCAGGGCAATACAATTTCAACACAACTACAAATAAACTATTTGTATCTGAGTCAGATAAATTCAGAAAAGATGGAGTATACTGTACAGCTCCCTTTAAGTCAAAAGACTTCATAAATTATTGGGATGAACAAAAGGTAAAATGTAGAAAAGGTATTATCATTAAAGAAGCTGATAACCGTTGGTTTCTTGCAAGAGAATACTATATGTGGTTAAACTTTCTACCTATCTTTAACAAAGAAATACAACAATTTGGATTTGCTGATATTAGAGATGCCCAGTACCACATGGCACTATATGAACTTTTAGCAGAACTTAATTATAAACATGTTGCTATTTTAAAGAAAAGGCAGATAGCATCTTCATATTATCATATGGGTAAGCTAATAAACCAGCAATGGTTTGAGGCCGGAGTTACCCTTAAGATTGGAGCAAGTCTTAAAGATTATATCAATGAGAAAGGATCCTGGAAATTCTTACAGGAGTATGCTGCTTTTCTAAATGAACATACAGCATGGTATAGACCTATGTCTCCAGACAAAGTAATGATGTGGCAACAAAAGATTGAGGTTAGAAAAGGAGACAGAAAAACAGAAGTAGGTCTTAAAGGAACCATACAAGGTATGTCATTTGAGAAAGATCCAACAAATGGTGTTGGTGGACCAGTTAAATACTTCTTTCATGAAGAGGCTGGTATTGCTCCTAAGATGGATAAGACATATGAGTACATGAGACCAG